GCTAATGGCTCTGTGTACGCCTTCTCTTTGAGCAGTAGGCTGACCCTTCCCGATATTTTTTAAGTCAATACGAATGCGTCTAATACGTTTCTTATCGGAATCATCGACGTGATACACTCTTCCGTGTTCTTTAAAACCAACGTCGGTCAAGAAGACTTCTTCTTTATCTGGATTCTTGAAGAATATTTCTTTCTTTGGAACTGTCGGAAGATCTTTTAAATTTGATAAAGCAGTTGAATGTTCTTCTTCAGAAAATTTTCCGTTTTCTTCGAATTCTTCAACAAGACATTCGAATGATTCTAGTAAGTGTTGTTTAAATGTTATCATGGTTTATAGTTTGGATTATTTTTAATTGCATTACGAACATCTCTGTCTTTATCTCCTGCAAGTTTATCCATGTGTTCCTTATGAAGAGAAGGATTCTTTGCTAGGCTCCAACGAACATCTCTGTCTTTATCTCCTACAAGTTTATCCATGTGTTCTTTATGAAGAGAAGGATTCTTTGCTATGTTACGACGAACATCCGAATCTTCATCTCCTACAAGTTTATCCATGTGTTCCTTATGAAGAGAAGGATTACTTGCTATGTTATACCGAACATATTTGTCTTCATCTCCTGCAAGTTTATCCATATGTTCTTTCGAACCATATCTAGCTAAGAATTTCTTATGTTGTTCTTTGATCATAGATATTTCATCGACTGTTGCCAGACGAAGTTCTTGTCAAGATAAGTTTGATTCGGTCCCTTATTGAAATTCTCAATCGGAAGCAAGAGAGCCATGAACCATTGATTACTTGGAATCTCCATGAATTGTGATTGGACTCTATCCAAACGATATTTCTTCACAGCAGAGTTAGCTCCACGATATCTGGATATTCCTCCAATGTATTCCCAAGAAAGACGAAGCTTTGTCTGTTCGTCTAGCTTCTTGTTTGATGCAAAGTCAAGCAAGTTCTTCAATAGAACATAACGAACCTTGTATGGCAAGTAATGGAAGTTCAAGCCAGTAAACGTCTCTTCATCCGCTGAGAACGGTATAACTAGAGGCAAGGAATCATAGTAAGGCAACGTTTTCACGCCTAGGGGATAGTATTGGTACAGGTACATCTTTCCAGGCGTTATAAGGGCTTTTTGGCGGCCTGGCGTAGACATTGCAGAATTACGAGACACCATGCCTCCGAGTCTCTTTGCTTGTGCAGCAAACCAATCTTGAGACTTCCTGAAGTCATCCTTGGTGTATGTGACTTTGGTTGATAGTTGATCTAGGTTATAACGTGGCATTTATTAAAAGTCCGCGAATGGATTCTTCTCGATATCATCAATAATCGTAGAAGCTTCTTGTTTTATAATATCGGTCTTGTCAAACACTTGTTCTTTCTTCTCTGGAATGTTTTCCGGAATGATCTCTGTTCCGTCTTCTTCTGCAATAGGAAGACCCGTTTCATTACTTATATTCTGATTTAAGAGGTCGAATGTTGCATCCAATGCGTAGTTATCAACTTCATCAATTCCTGTATCAAATCTTTCTGACGAGAATGTGAACAATTCGCATTTGAGCTTGTATGTGTAGAGCTTACCTAACTGATAAAATCCACCTGCTCCTTCGCCCTGATGATCAACATACTTGATTTCAAACAGAGAATTGGTCATCGCGAACCATATCAAATCACCTTCACATGGTCGATTAGGAAGAATTGTTACGCCATATTGTCCTACTGTTTTCTCCCATTCTCTTCTTCCGACAGTGAAAGTTGCTTGTTCGTTCACGAAATATCCAAACTTCTGAAGGAAAGCTCCGCCTCCGCCATAATTATCAACTTGATCCAGATAGCATACGATCTTATACGATCCCTTGAACTGAGAAAGACGATCTTCTCCGAGAACTTTATCAACTGCGACTAGAGAACGAGGAATATAATACATCTCTTGTCCATACATCTTGATAGACTCTTCTATTAGATCCTGGACCAAATTTGTTTCCGAACGATTTCCTCTTGATGGAAATAGATGATTTGAGCTGCTCATAGACAGTGTCTTTCTTTATAGTTTGATCTGGCATACGATGCTACTGCTGGATTTTCATCGCTAGAAAGCTTCTTTAAGATATGATCTGGAGATTTATAGCTAGTAGCTAAAGAAGCACGAATGTCATCATCTGGATGATCTGATAATCTAGCATATATGCTATCTGGTATATTCTTTCTTGATCGTTCAACAATGTTTGTTATCAGATCAGAATGTGCATGATCTATAACATCATGCCAATGTTCTTCTGTTGAAGTTGGATGATCAAGAGCCGCTCTTATTTTTATTCTGGTATCAGATCCTAGCTTTCCTAAGCAAGAATCGTTTTTCTTTGACTGTGATATTATATGATCAACATTAGATTTATCCGAATTTGGATGTTCCATCAAATCTGCTACGAAAGACTGATTCATCGCTCGATTTGATATAATTTTATTGATATGATGAGGTTGCAACATTGGATTTTTCTTAATCGTATTAAAGAAAGAATCTCTATCTATCATCTTATCTAGATGATTTGCAGATCCGTATCTGCAAAGGAAGTCTTTGTGTTGTTCTTTGATCATCTTTTTGCAATCCCAAGGTCGTCTTCTGTTACAATGATAAATTTCATATCTCTTTCCTCTGCATATATTTTAGCGGCTTTCCATTTTGCATCGTTTACTGTCCATGTCATAGCTTCTGTCAAGAAAGTCTTCTCTCTTTTGTTTCCTCTTATCGGAGGATGAGTCTGGGACTTAGGCTTAACTTCAATCAAGAACTTTCGAACAGAATTATCAGGATACTTAAAAGTCGCCATGAAATCTACGAAGTATCTATGCATTTTTTCATCAACAGGAGAATAATAAGGAATGATAACTTCTTCTGAACTCCATTCTATACATGCTGGATGACTATCCAACCACAAAAGTACGCGCTTTTCCCAAGAAGAACGGAAGCAGACATTTGTTGGGTCTCCTCGATACTTCTTTGGATTTCTTACTGAATACTTTCCCTGATCATATTTCGCCATTATTCTTACATTTCTGGTGGTAATCAACTATTTAAATAGTACATCTGATCAACAAAGAGTCATATGGCAAATAATTCCACTCCAGAATATGGAAAATACATCACAAATCCAGGAGCTCTAGGAGCAAGTGATGGTAAAGTTCCTTCATATAAATCAACAGGGTTCATCTATCACATCAATCAACCACTGAATTATCCTATATCAAATCCATCTGATCACTTTGTTCGTTTCTTCATAAATCTAGATGAAGAATCTAAGATGGTGAAAGAAGGAAAAATAAGTGTGATCGGAAATGTAGATCAAACCGATCAAACAAGACTCAGAAATAAAGCAATAGATCCAAAGATATTTCATCAAGCTGCTGATCTGATGGGCGGAGCATGGGCAGCAGGAAAAGGAGCAAAGGCTGCTACTACAGCATTGAAGGGATTTGAAGGAAACACTGCTTTGAAAGCAACAATCATCGCAGGAAGTACAATTGCTAGCGTTGCAGCCGGAGCAGCCGGAGCATATTACTTGTCAAAGCAAATCAAAATTGATAAGAAGTTAAAACGATTGGCAACATACATTACTTTGTATACACCAGGAACGATATCTAATTCCCAGCAAACGACATGGGATAATTATACAGATGTGATGGCAGATCTTCTTCAACAAGGATCTGATCCAGAAGTAATGAAGTCGATTACAATGGGCGGAATCGCATCTTCTGCTGGAAGAATTATAGCAACATCTGCATCCAATCTTGTACAATCAGCAACAAGAACAGCAGTAAATCCAAAGAAAGACTTGCTATTCAATTCAATCAATCGCAGAGAATTTACATTTGCATATACATTTGCTCCTAAATCTGAAGCAGAATCAAGAATGGTTGCAGATATCATTCAATCGTTTAGACTCTTTTCTGCGCCAGAAGTGATAAAAGGAACAATGGAATTCTTGTACACATATCCAGCTGAGTTTGATATAGAATACGGATTCATCAAAGATGGAGTAGAAAATCAGAATCAATTCTTGAACAAGATTAGTTCATGTGTTCTGAAAAGTGTTCAAGTAGATTACTCTCCTAATGGATCATTTCAAACCCTAGAGAATGGAGAGCCTGTTCAGGTTAACATGACTTTACATTTCGAAGAAATCGAAACACTACATCGCGATCGTATCGCAGCAGGATATTGATTATGGACTCTGCAAAAATAAGATTCTTGGCAAGATATGGAACTGCTGCTCATATAGATGATGCGATATCTGAGAATATGTACTTTAGTGATGCTTTACAGAATCCACTATGCAATAAAGATCATCAAATGAAAATGTTAACTCCGGAAAAAGATGCAAATCATAGAGAAAAATATCATAATTCTTTGGTTGCTGCGAGCGAAAACATACATCCTGACGTTGTAGATACGCTAGTTCATCATTATCCAGATACATATCATGA